GCAACAGGTTTTATTGCCCTTTGAGCAACCTTAAAACCAATAAAAGCTTTTGCGATTGCTTGAATTTGTTCAGGCCTTAGGCTTTGAACGATTTTAGCAAAAGCTTTTATCGCTTCAGAAGCTACCGACAATCCTTTACCAATCTTTTCACCAAAAGAAGCCACATCTCCGCCAGAAAGTGATGAAAATACTTTCTTTACAGCTTCCCAAACTTCGCTCAATGCCTGTTTAAAATCAGAAATCGCACTTGTATTTGTGAAACCTTGCCAAAATTCCTTAATTTTAGCAACGGCTGAACCCACGAATGATGTTATTTTTCCGATAACCGCTTCAAAGTCTATCTTGCTTAAAAAGCCTTCTAGATTTGTTGCTAGTTTATTGAAATCAACCTTATCAATCTGATTCATAATCGCTTCTAAAGCCTTGATACCTGCTTTAGACAATGTATCGAAAGCTGGCTTTAGTTTATTTGAAAGTGTTTCTTTCAATCCGTCCATAGCTTGGTCGATAGTTTTATAGCTCGTAGCCATATCTTGCATGGTCATACCTGCACGCTTGAACGCCTCGGCGAAATCATCCGTTTTAACTTCTCCAGCTTGAATTTTGAGAATCAAATCATTTAGCGACATTCCCATTTCTTTAGCAACTGCGCTCATACCTGCTGGAGCTTGTTCCATCATGATACGGAAGTCCTGCCAAGTAAGTTTCGGTTTAGCTAGAGCTTGAACCATTTGTTGAGATAGGGACGTCATCGCTTGCTTAGGGTTCTCAGCGGATGCTGCAAGACCACCCATAGCTTTTACAAGCTCGCCACTATCATTTCGACCGATTGCCGCCATTTGAGAGAATGTACTAGCCATATCTGAGGCTGAGTAGATAGTTTTCGTCGCATAGTCCTGCATAGCCTCTTTAGCTTGGTTGATTTGGTCTTTTCCCCAACCTAGCTTACTGAGGTTTCCGTCAAACGTATCCCAAGCCTTTTTCGAGCTGTTCAACTCTCCAATCATTTCGCCCATAGTGCTTTTGATACTCCCAAAGGCGGACGTAATCGCTGAACCAACAAGATTAGCACCAAGCATTGATTTAAACATCGAACTACTCTTATTCGCAATCGTATCGAATGCGTTTGATGACTTTTGAAGTCCGTTGATTGCTTTCTGCAAACCGTTCAAAGTAGAACCCATTCCCTTATCGACAGCGGTTAACACCGCTTCGACTGAATAAGTTTCTGCCATTATATACCTCCTTTCATTACATGTTTGCTCTCAGCAAGAGTTCTTTCTCTTTGTCTGAGAGTTGATACTTTTGTTTAGTATCTTTTTTCTTATAGAAATCACTGTATTTTCTATACAAAGGAGTTTTACCGTCCGATTTAGTAGCTTCTACCTGTCTAGTTAACCAAGCAGAACGATGTAAGAGTTCATCTTCATCTTGCTTTCTTAACAACACTCCAGTCATCAACAAGTCATACTCGTACATTGTCATACGACCTATCTCGTTCATGTCAGTAATGTTTAAAAATCGAACACAATTTATAATGATTTCCTCAAACGTTTCAATAGAAGATTTCTCAATTATTTCTTCTTGAGACCTTGATTCATCTCCGATAGCAAAGACTTACCCGCATTTGACTCACTCAATTCTTGAAGTACATCATCAAATAATCGTTCTAGATCTTCACACTCTTCAACGTATGTTTCAACTTCCGATAATGAAGGGCGTGGGCTTTCTGTAACTGTTCCGTAGTAGATAATATCCGCTAATGAAGCAATATTCTTAGCGTACAATTCTGGAATTTTAGCAGATAGAGCCATTCCGAACTTCAACCCTTGTTGTTCGATTGGATAAGCTTTATCAAGCGCACGAACGAATTTCACTCCGAATTTAATGTTGTAAGTTTTATCATTGATTTTTAATTGCATTGTTGTTTTCTCCTTTTTCTAAAAAATACAATAAAAAAGAGAGGCGTTAACCTCTCTTAATTTCTAACCTAGACCAGGTCCTGCAGCAACTAGGCTTGCTGGACTTGCTGTTCCTTTTGTTGTATCAGCAAATTCATATTGAACTACTTCTGCTTGGCTAGTGTTAAGAGTTGCGTACCCCTTCGCACCAGTTCCGTTAACTGCGAATTCAAGTTCTAATTCGATTAAGTCTTCAGCGTTTTTAGTTTTCTTGAATGATGTCAAGTAACCTTGATAGTACACTGATTCGTATTTATCGCCTTTTTTCTTAGCGTTCTTTTCAATTTCCCAAACTTCAACAAGTTCACCTTTGTCCATAGCTGTTTCAAGCTTAGCAACAAGCTCGTCATCTTCCGCCATGATTGTAGTAGCAGTGATTGAAACCTCAATACCACCTACTGATTGAAGAACACCGTCTTTAGTTTTAACTGAGTTAGTGTCACGGCTCTTTTCTGTTGAGTGTTCAGTTTGGAACGCTAGTTTTGCACCGTCCGCTTTGCTTGCTTCGCCTAATAAGCGAAATAATAAAATACTGTCAATACCTTTTTTTGCAACTGGCATTTATTTAACCTCTTTCCTTATAAAATTGTAAATACTAAACGAACACGACCACGCTTGAGTGGTTCGACTGTCGTGTTATCGTCAAAAAGCGATATTGTAGATTGCGAGATATTCAATGCTAGATGATAACCATCCGCCTCGCTAATCTTCATCGCTTCGCTTAAGATACTCGAACACATATCTGATACTTGTTTTCGTTTTTTACGAGTACTCCATACGGATAAAACCAATTCGACCGTGCCTTTCACGTCCGTTTTATTGGGAATGAGTATAGAAGTCGTATCTTCAAACTCCACGAACGGATAAGGTACATTGTCGTCTGGCTTATAATCGTATGTCTTATACCCCAATAATTGACAGCGTTTAAACACGCCATCAAAAACTGCTTGCTCTCTTGATTTCATTTAACCAACCTTTCCAAATCGTCTTTAAATAGTTTTTTCTGGTCATCAAAAGCTGGCTTTATAAACGGTTGTGCGCTCATTTTGCGAGTCCCTAATTCAACGTATGCAGCATAACTAGTGCCTGGTGCCACTTTATATTTGAACCTACCGACCTTACTACTATTGACAGAAATAGACCGTTTTGTCGCCCCTGTTGGTTTGACAAAATGCTTATTTTTGCCTCTACCTTCATAGTGCCCTCTAAACTTGGATGCGTTGTTTACTGCTTTTTTCTGCATTTCTGAACCGTTTTTTTCAACGATACGCTCAATCTCTTCCATTTTAGAGACCTTTTTAAGTTTAGTTTGAAGGTTTTCAAGTCCTTTCAATTCAAATCGTAAGCTACTCAACAGAGTTATCCTTTTCTAAATAGAATACTCTTCCAGACTGTTTATCTGCTCTGCATTTATAGCGGTCATTTCGATAGTTTAGATAAGTGAATGAGATTTTAGGCGTGTTTTGGAAATAAACCACTTTTGAACCTCGTTTATACTCTCCAAATACAGCGACTTGTTTATCAATCCCCAAGTCCATTACATGAACTGGTACGATGATTTTTTCTTCTTCATTAGAAGTATATTCGCCAGTCTCTGGATTGTACTCTTCTTGTTGCTTAGTGATAATTTCCACTCTTTCGTTGTATCTCATAGCATTTTAAACCCCGCATTGAATGTTTTTGAAAAAACTCGCTTAATCACACTATCGTATTCTCTGAAATCATCAGCATTGAATGTCATTGAAGTGCCTTCGAGGGATTGAATTTTCATTCCCTCAGCACCAATCCTGTTAAACCTTTTTATGATGACCTCGGTAATAATATACTCGAGGCTTTCTGGAACATCATCCACGCCTGCGTATGCTAAGAAATTAGCAGTCGTCAACTTTGCTATTGTACTTAGTAACTTATCTTGAAGATTGTCTTCAATACCTAGCAATATTTTTGCTTGAGCGATATTTTCCATGTTATCCCTCCAATAATACTGCGATAAGTTCCTCTTTGTTTAGTGTTGAATAACCTGTGATTCCACGTTCTCTTGCGATATCTCTTAACTCGTTAACTGTTAAGTCGCTGTAAGTGATAATCTCAGTCTCAGCAGGCTTTTCTGGATAATGTCGTCGTAACAACATACCCATTAAGCATTACCTCCAAATTTAACCACTTTTGTAGGGTCGTATAAGTACACGCCATAGTGTTCGTCACCAGTGATTACTGTAGTCTTTTTAAGGATATCACGGTCTGTTTCAACAGCCACATCACGTTTTAAGTTGATAACGAAAGCACCGTATTTAGCAACATCGTCTGTATCTGTTTCAACAGCAGAAACTTTAACAAGGAAACCTTTTCCTTTT